CACCTAATATATAAAAATGGCACAAACCAATTACACTCCCATAATACTGTATAACAGCGGTACAACCACCAATGCTCCATCTGCTAGTAATTTGGCAAGTGGTGAATTGGCTATTAACTATACAGATGGAAAGCTATTTTACAAAGATAACAGTTCTGCAATCCAAGTAATTGGTTGGAAAACTACTCCTACAACTGCTGGTGGTACTGGATTGACTAGTTACACAGCAGGAGATTTGCCATATTATTCATCAGGCACAGCACTTTCTAAATTAGGTATTGGCACAAGTGGCTATGTTTTAGAGTCAAATGGCTCTGCTCCTACTTGGGTAGCTCAATCTACTTTGTCTGTTGGAACTGCAACAAATGCAACAAATACAGCAATTACAGACAACACTAGTTCTATTGCCACTTGGTATCCAACAATTGTTTCTGCAACAACTGGTAACTTACCACAAACAACATCTAGCACTAAGTTAAGTTTTGTGCCAAGCACAGGAGTTCTCAGTATTACTGGTGCTAATTTGAGTGGATTGACAGCATCAAGTGCAGTAGCAACAGATTCAAGTAAAAACTTAATTAGTGTTACAAATACTGGAACTGGTAATAATGTTTTAGCTACAAGTCCAACAATTACAACACCTACTATTAGTGGAAATTTAAGTTTTGCATCTGGTACAAGTGGTATTATTTTCAATAACACAAATGCTTCTGTAAATAGTACATTAAATGACTATGAAGTTGGTTCTATTTCTACTCCATTAAAAGTTGGTTCTACAAATAATACTGCTTATTACAATAATTACAGTCAATATGTAAAAATAGGTAATATTGTTCATGTCAATATAAATTTTGATACTTATTTGCAAACTTTGTCATCTACTGGTGTATTAAGTATAAATCTACCATTTACAACAGGAACAAATTACAGAGCAAATGAGTATTTTAATTACACGTTGAATTCAACTGGTGTAAATTCAGTAGCTGGGATGATAAGTTTAAGTGGTAGTGTAACTAATTGTCCAATTTATACAGATGGAACAGGATCAGTTCAGGCTTCAGTAGCATTGACTTCAACAAGAGTTACTATTCTTGCTTATTTTTGTTATCAGGCATCATTTTAAGGATTAGAAAATGACAATTTCATCAACAACAATAATTGACAAAGTAGAAGTTTTGCAAAATGGAGTTTTGCAAATTCGTCAAGCACAAATATTAACTGAAAACAATCAAGAAATTGCTAGAAATTACACAAGATGGACAAGAGTACCAGGAGATCAAGAGGCTCAATCTGATCCTACTCCTGTGCCTGCAATAGCTTCAGCTATATGGAATTCAAATGTAATTTCTGCTTATCAAGCTGAATTAATAGCACAAAAAACATTAATTGAATAATTAATAAATTAATTACATTAATTAAAACAAAGGCTAAACAAAATGACTACATTAATACCAAAATTTCAACAATTATACTCAAATTCAGTAAATAGAGCAATAAATTTTAAACTTGCAGAATTTGTTTCGGTTCTTGATTTTGGTGCTGTAGCTGATGGAAATACTGCAACTGGAACTGGAACTGACAACACAACATTTTTTCAAAATGCAATAAATTCATTAGGATCAATTGGTTCTTTATATATTCCAGCTGGTGTTTATAAAGTTTCTTCTCAAATAACAGTTCCATCTGGAATTACTATTTTAGGTGCAGGGCCGTATGTTGCAATAATATTTTGTCCAAATGCTTTTAATAGTGATGGGTTAATTAAATTTAATGGAAGTGGCGGACCTCCTACAACAATACAAAATGTTGCTATATTGGCGCAAAACGGAGGAGCTGGTACTTCTTCAATTGGTTTAAATATGGCCGCTAATGGAAGTTTAGGAAGTAATTTATGGATTGGTGGATTTGCTACTCAATGTACTTTAAATTCATCATCTGTTTTCTTATATGATAGTGTTATGGATGAAGGTATAACTTCATCTGCTGGAGTAACTGTTAATTATAATAATACAGTTGTTAGTAATGTAGAAATATATTACAACTATCAGGGTTTAGTAGTTCAGAATATAAGTGGTAATTCTGGGACTGTTTCAATAAATAATATTCAAGTTATTCAATGTCCTTATACTGCATTTGCAATATCTAGTGCTTCAAATGTTCAATTAACAAATTGTGCTATTGTAAGTTCTATTAATTCATTTTCTTATGCTGGTCTTTATATTGTAAATTCTACAAATATTGATGTAACTAATTTACTAGGAACTTTAGTAACAAAACAAACAACTGGTAATGGTGGTGTATATATTTATAATTCAAGTTATGTAAACATAACAAGTTCACAATTAACTAATTTTTATAATGGAATAAATATTTCAAGTGGTTCAGAAATAATAATAAATGGAAATATTTGTTCAAATAATTACAATATTGGAATTTATGCGGCTGGAACAGACAGACTGATTATTAGTAATAACAATTGTAATAATGATGGTGGTGGGACTTCTGATGCTGGTATTTATTCAAATAATTCAACTGCTTATGCAATTCATAATATAACTGGAAATATTTGTACTCAAAATGGTTCTGGAGTACAAAATTATGGAATTTATGCAAATTTAACAAATAATGGTTCAGCATCTGGATTTACTAATATTGTTGGTAATGTTTGCAAATATAACAATACAGCAAATATTAGTTCTAATGGTCTTACAGGAAACATTACTCAAACAGGAAATGTAAGCTAATGTCTAAACTTAAGTCTTTAAACCTAATTAGGAGCTTATATGTCAATTAACCTTTCACCTATTGGTGGCGCAGGATGGCAATTTTTTGATAATAATGGTGTTCCCTTGGCTGGTGGACTTATTTACACCTATTTAGCAGGAACTACAACACCTACTGCTACTTATACAACTGGAGCTGGAACAATAGCTAATTCAAATCCAATTGTTTTAGATTCTTCTGGAAGACCTCCAAATGAAATTTGGTTAAATGGTGGAATATCTTATAAATTTGTATTACAAACAAGTGCTGGTGTCCAAATTTGGTCAATGGATAATTTATCTGGTTTGCCAAGTGCAGGAGTTGAATCATATCAAACAGCTACTGCTGGACAAACAATATTTACTGGACTTTCCTACACAACTAATAACAACAGTATGAAAGTATTTGTAAATGGGTCTAAACAAATTGTAGGGTCTAGTGCTCCAGGTTCTTATGTTGAAACAAATTCAACAACAATTACCTTTAATTCTCCAGGTTTAAATGCTGGAGATATTGTGGAGTTTTTACAATGACAACTCCAAATGATATTATTAGTAGAGCACTTAAAGATATTGGTGCTTTAGAGGCTGGGGAAGTTCCTACACCAGAGGCATCCCAAGATGCTTTTGATATGTTGCAAGATATGTTAGACCAATGGTCTAATGAAGACATGATGGTGTTTTATAAGAATGAAATCATATTTCCTGTTGTTTCTGGACAAACTCAGTACACCATCGGCCCAGGTGGGCAAATTGGTGCTATCTTTACTGGAAGCATTACTGGTAATGTTCTCACTATTACTTCTATCCAGTCTGGGGGCATATCTCTTGGTCAAACTCTTAGTGGAACTGGCATTACATCAGGTACTACTATTGTTCAAATGCTCACAGGAGCAGGAAACAATGTAAATGAGGCTGGTACTTATTTGCTCAACAAGACTTATTCAAGTCCAATATCAAGTGAAACCATAAATTCATATTATCAAAGACCTTTAAGATTTAATTCTGCTTTTGTTAGGATTAATACTTATTCAAATGGTCAGCCAATAACAAATGGTGGATTAGATTATCCTGTGTCTGTGCTTAATGTTGAACAATACCAGATGATTGGTTTAAAAACACTAAATGGGCCGTGGCCGAAGGCTGTGTACTATGAACCCACAGAAACTTTGGGAAATGTGTACCTGTGGCCGAACCCCTCCCAAGGTGAAATGCACATTTTTGTAGATCAATTGTTTCAAAGATTTACAACCCAGTTTGATAATATCAATCTGCCACAAGGTTACAACATGGCTTTAAGGTGGTGCTTGGCTGAAAGATTAATGCCTATGTATGGCAAAGCTAGTCCCACACAAATTCAGATGATTATGAAGTTTGCCGCACAAGGGAAGTCCACAGTAAAAAGGACAAACATGAACCCTGCAATTGTTTCTACTTATGCAGACTCACTTTTGGTTGGAAGACAAAAGGATGCAGGCTGGATATTATCTGGAGGGTTCTTTAGATAATGGCTGATTTTGGCTTTGTCGGCCCCTCCTATGAAGCGGCCTCTATCTATCAAGAGGCTCAAGAGTGCATCAATTTCTATCCTGAAATTGATCCTTTAAAGCCTCCTGGAAGTAGAGGTGTAGTTGCTTTGTATCCAACTCCAGGACTAACTTCAATACTTCAATTAAATAATGCTCCAGTTAGAGGAATGAGGACTCTTTCTGGCGGCAAATATTTAATTATTGTTGTAGGATCAACTGTTTATTCTGTGACTTATTCAAATGGATATGTAAGTACACAAATAGGAGCATTAACCACATCAACTGGATATGTTTCTATAACAGATAACATAATGAGCAATACAGGATTAAATGCTTATATTGTTGATGGACAAAATAGATATTATTGGATTGCAAATACAAATAGTTTTAAAACTTTGCCAAGCACAGACGGGCCGTGGCAAGGTGCAAATGTTTGTGATGTTGTAGATAACTACATTATTTACAATCAGCCTGGAACACAACTTTGGGCGGCTACAGACTTGGGATTAGTTACATCCAGTAATGCTTATTATGGTTCTAAAGATGGTGCTCCTGATCCACTTGTATCCCTAATCGTAGATCACAGACAAGTATTTTTGCTTGGTGAATTTACTGCTGAAATGTGGACAGATGTTGGAAATGTAATTCCTGGCATTATTAGTTTTCCATTTCAAAGGGTTACTGGAACATCTGTACAGCATGGCATTGCCGCTCCTTTCTCAGTAGCCAGATTTGGTGAACAATTTGCTTTTGTAAGCCAAGACTATAGAGGTCAAAACATTATTGGTGTCATG